CCCCCCCCGCGATGACTGCTGCCCAGGGAAAGGGCATCAGAAGTGGTCGATGAGACCGGGCACGCCATAGAGGGGCATGGGCCGCGCGCACCGGAGTTTGATATAGCTATCGAACAGGAAGTGAGGCTCAGTAACGACAGCGATAGTACGAGCCACTGGTGGAGTCTCCTGGATGAAGGTGGAATCCAGCACCGGGAGCGTGCCGAAGTCCTGGGCAAGATGCCAGGCGTCGAGTGAGGCGGGATCCGAAGAACGGAATTTGCCGGTGATGGATGAAGGTTTGTAGCGGTACTCAGCGTACCTCTCCTGGTAGCCGAAGACGAGATCGTCATTCGCGTCATTTTGGGCATAGATTTCCTTGTTGAGGACGCTCTGCTCGCCAATATGCGAGAGGGCGGGCCAGTAGAAGTCGTAGCGCGTTTGGCGGGACCACTGTCGGTTGAGTCCCTGTTGGTAGGTGAGGTCGGCCCGGACGGATGCGAGTCCGATGAGCAGACAGTGTTCGGTGAACGATTTAGTAAAGCCGTGACCGTTGACTCCGACGGTTCCCATCGCCGCCAAGTTTCCTTGAGGCGTGGTTGCGTCGGTTGAAGAGGTTTGTGCAATGGGAGAGATATTGACTGGAGTTGACCCGCTGCCGAGGAACTCGGGACGCTGCAGCCGGAAGTCCGGCGAGGTCACTCCAAAGTGAGATTTGATGATTTCGATGTATCGAGTGCCGCCTCGCGCGTCGCGCTCGAGAAGCTTCTGGACCTGGAAGGCCTCACGAAGCTGATTGATCGTAGCGGCAGTTGCGCCGGTTAAATCGGCGAATAAGGATTCCGACTCTGCTCCGCCAGAGGCGGTCCGTTCCAGGAACGTAGTGGGGATCTGCATTTTTCGATACGCAGAATCGTCGGTTGAATAGACGGAGAGATCGCTCCCTGCATCCGCATCGGTCGCTACAGGCGCTTTCGTCCCGAGCGGTAGGGTGACGGCGTCACCTTTCTGAGGCCAGGGGAGGGAGCTGGTAAAGTAGTCGTGGCGCTTCCCGCGCCGGAGGACTTTGTAATCGGACTCAAGGTCCGGTCCGTCTCCGGTGTTAACGGTGCTGGAATCTTGGAGATTTTGATCGCGAAACCACTCGTTGTATATGAGGTTGTAAGCACGGAAGAAGAGGGCATTGTGGACAAGCGAACCCACTTGCGTGGGGATCCCCATGTAATCGGCCAGTGTCCCACTGGCGTATCCGACCGAGGCGGGTGCGGTGATTGTGGGGACGGTGAAGTCCGTGCTGTCGGCGGGATCGGTTTGTGCGCCATTGAATTTCTCCCAGTTGTCCCAGACCAACCTGTACGGGACGGCGAACCAGAAGGTATCGAGGAACATGTTGTCCATGATTGGGTGGATGGGAGTAGCGAACCGTGCGAAGGCCGAGAGGCTGAGATTGAAGGAGTCGCCGGGCAATGCTTCGTCTACGAAGATTGGAATGAGATAGCCGGCGTCGAAGGTTGTTTTGAGACCGTGTGAGCGGTCGAAGGAGGACCGCGGGATATTGGCCTGCGGTGCTTTGGAGAACTGATGGGTGGAGGTTGATTTCATGCCTGCGCACCGTCCACCAGGTGGAGCTGGTCGCCGGCGCCGCCGGCGACGGAGTGTTCGAGACCGTTTCCGAGAGAAGTGTGCGGCTCGCTGTCGGTGAGCTTGCCGTTGGAGTCATCGAAGATGCCGAGATGGAAGAGGGTGTAGTCTTCCGGGTGTTTGGAGAATGCGTGCTGCTCTGAGTTGACGCAGTCCGCGAAGACGCGCACGGCCATGGCGTCATTGTGCAAGTAGAACGGTGGGAGATAGGCAGATGCCTTTGCGTCGAAGATGGAGTAGATGTGCAGTTGCATTGTTATTGCTCCTAGAGCGACCGCTTGAGGCGGTCGAGTTGAGCGAGCTTGCAGCGCTCGCGGACGTCAAGACGGGGACGAGTACTGTCCGATTGGTGTTGGTGGGCGAAGGTGCGCCGGGTGTCCTTGACTGCTTGGTGAGCTTGAGGATTATCGATCTCGAAGAGGTTGGCGTAGTACGTGGGGGGTTTCATCTTTTGCCCCCGAGAGATGACGAAGTCACTGGGGAAGATGTCCGTTTTGAACTGTTGGTAGTAGTCCCTTCCGATGCCGGTGCCCCGGGACATCGTTGTGTACTCCGGTTCGAGTGAATGAACCTCGCCAGTAGTGGCGTCGATATTTTCGTAGTGTTGGGCTGCGGGTTCGCCGGTCACTTTTTTCATAATGTACCGGGCGACATACGCGGCAGATTCGAAGGTGACATTGCCGACGGTGGCAAAGCCATTGCCCCACAGCTTTTGAAGTGTTTCCGATGTATATAGCGGGACCTCGTTAACGAGTTTCCAGAGGATGCGATCGGAGAAGTCGTGCCCGAAGAGGCACGCATGATAGTGGGGTCGGCGGCCCAGCTCGCCGTATTCCCCACATTGGTAGAAGCGGACCCGGTGCGGGAGGCTTCGCCTTAACCGCTTCATGAATTTTTGGAAATGAGGTTTGACGAGAGAACCACCGATAGGTAGGTGGTCATCGTCGTATGTGAGCGTGATGAACGCATTGTCTTCGTGAAGCTGCGCTTCGTGGACGCAGCGAAGCGCCCATTGGCGTGATCGTTCCAGACGGCAGCCGATGCAACGGCCGCATGGAAGCGTGACCGGCAGATCTCGATAGCCGGCGTCAACATTGAAGACGATGGACCGCTTGCCAGAGTCGTTGACTCGACGGGATTTGAACCCGTGCAGCGGTTTGTAGCAGGGCATTCAGAGTCTGATGCCTCCCCGCATCGGGGAGCCCCCTAGATTCCGGCGGTGGGTGCGGCCTGCAGTGCGCCTGAACAGGCGCTTAGAGGATGACTTTCGCATTTTCTGCCGTCGTTTCATAGCTTTAACTCCATTGCAGGAACGAAAGGGGGTAAAGTATACCCCGGTTAGGAATCCCGGTTATAATACCGGGAGTGTTTGTGTGCTGTATGTGTCCTGAAGACATACAGATTTTTGAGGTTTTTGGACTGACGGTGTCAGTCCGGCCATTTACATCAAGTAGAGAAATGGCCTTGAGGACCCTACCCCAGTGGGGAGGGTCATGTCGGATCGCGCCGTGACGGCGCTGTGAGAGCCTCGTAGTCACTCGGCAGGAGGTGGTTCGACCACCTGGACATACGTCGGCGGCGGGTCGACCGTTTCGGGATGCGCAAGGCCGAGCTTACGAAGCTCGCCGAGGTTATCCGGATCCTGGACGAAGTCGAGGAATTGTTCCGGGTTGTTGTCGAAACGAGTTCGAACTGCTGAGGGGAGGTCGAGGAACATTTCGTTTGCTTTGGTCACGATGTTCATCGACTGGAGGAAGTCGTCGCCGGTGGCGAAGTCGTATTGTGCTCCGTGGAGGTTGAGATGATTGATATTTCCGGTCTTCATGTATTGACGAAGGATTTTGTTGATATCGGTTTCGTCTTTGTGTGCCTGTTTTGTCCGACCGGTTGCGGCGAAGTAGATTTGCTGCGCGACTCTCTCGCCGTAGGCGGTTCGGAATTTTGGCTTTGGGAGTGCCATGGTGCTTTGCTCCTATGGTTTAAGTTTGAGACCGGGGATCACCGGTGGTGATTTGTAGGGGAGCAGACGACCTAGCCACCGGAGGATTTGACCATAGGTGGATTCGTCGATTTCTTGCTCCGTGAGTAATGCCGGGAACCTGGTAAGTAGAGCCCGGGCTTGAGTTTTTGTCAGTTTGGTAGCCTCCGCAATGCGTCGGGTGTTCGCCTCAACGCTCTTAGTTTGAGCGTAGGCGAGTGTCTCTTGGACCTGGACGAGTGCCGAGGTTGCCTGAGAGACGTTGTGTTGCGAGCCCTTAAGGGCGGTGTCCGCGTTCACGTTCCGTGTGCGCTCGTTTTCAGTCCGGGTCTGTGCCTCGATGTTCGCTACGTTAGCGTCGGCGACCCGGTATTGCAGGGCCGATGAGATTGCGGGAGTGATGATGTCTTTAACGTCGGCTTTCGCTCCGGCAGAGGTTGCTCCCGCAGAACTGGCGCCTGCGGGGGTCGATGCGCCCCCGTATTTGGATGAGAGTATCGGATTTAGACCTGCTTTCTTGAGGTCTTTGATTTCGCGCTGGTGCGCGGTGTTGGACATTTTCTTCTGGAACGCCATTTGGCGCGCAGTCGACATCTCCTGGAAGTCCATTTGTTTTTGGTTAGCGGCGGTTTGGAAGTCCATTTGCTCCCGTGCGGTCGCTACCGCCTGTTGATTGCGTTGGCGGCCCCCGAGTAGGGAGGCCCCCCCCGCGATGACTGCTGCCCAGGGAAAGGGCATCAGAAGTGGTCGATGAGACCGGGCACGCCATAGAGGGGCATGGGCCGCGC